ATTTCTCAATTAAAAGAAATAGCTAAAGAAAGAGAAATACTTGTTTATGGTGATAAAGCACAAATATTACAATGTATTTCTCAAAGTGAAAATATGACAAAATTATTTAGATTAAATAGATAAAAGGATATTAAGAAAATGATATTAATGACCGTTTTAAATAAAACAAATTATTTACATTTCTGGCTTATGAAAAACAGAATAGAAAGATTTTTTCTTAATTGTTTACTATTTATAACAAATGTTCTATTATATTTTATTAATGGAATGATAAAAATAAAAAAAGGGGGTAAATAAAATGCCTTTAGTTAAAGAATTATGTGATGGTTGTATAAAAGCTATTACAAAAGAAAACAGATGTATGTCTTATGGTTATCCAGAAATATGGGAACGTAAAGGTGGGTGTCCTTTAAAATCCAACAAAGTATTAGAAGTTAAACAGGGTAAGAAAGTTAATCCTATTAAAGCTTCTAAAAGACGAGGTCGATAGTATCAGAACCCCTTGATAATAAAGGGGTTTTGTTGTACCAGACTCCACCAGATTGCACAGGTTGGATGATCATATTTTTTGAATACCAAAGGAAGGATTAAAAAATGAAAACTATTAAAACATATGACCATGTAAAATTATATTCAAGATTTGATAATGATAGAACATATGTTGTTGCTGAAGTTAATAAAGTAAAAGATGAATTTTTGGCTGCTTTGTTTCCTATCAGTGGTGGGCTTCTTGTTTATTCTAATATAGAAAATTTAGAAATAATTGAAAGGAAATCAAATGAGAAAATATAGAAGAAGAGTATTAGAAATGAGGATTAGTAATCTTAAAGAAATAATTGCTCATTCTGTTGATAATTTTTCAAGTAATTTTGTTATTCAAATGAGTGATGAATTAAATGATTTAGAAAATGAATTAAATAATTTAAAGGATTAATAATGGAATTAAAACTTTTAGAAACATATAAAGATTATGACATCTATCAAGATGATGATACTGGTAATTATATTGTTTATAATGATGATGATCCAGTATTACCAAAGAAAGTTGTACGTAATGCAATAAGACTTTTTGTTAGAGATGATATTCCTGTTAATATGAATATGTTATCATATAGTACTGTAAAACAAATATCACAAATTGATATTGATATTAATGTAATAGTAAACAGGGGCAATATAAAAAGTTTTTAGTTTACATAAAAAATATTTTATGTTACACTAAAGAAAAAATTAAAAAGGAGATAAAAATATGGAAGAAAGAAACCCATTTTATGAAGTAAAGGTTGAAAAACTAATGACTGAGTCTGGTTTGACAGTTAACAAAAATGTTCTTGTTAACTCTGAAACTGATGATATTGTTGGTTTAGTTTCGCCTAATTATGATGTGGTTACAAACAAAACAGTTGCTGATTTGTTTCAAGAAGCTGTTAAAGATGTTGGTATTAAAGATGTTAAAAATCACATGGACGGAACTACAAAAAGATGGAAACAGTTTATTATTCTTAGTGATAAGATGAAATATGAAATTGCTCCAGGTGACCATACTAGTATTTGCCTTGCAATCCATAATGGATATGACGCAAGAACTGCTTATGGTTATTCTCTTATGGGATACCGTTGGTTATGTTCAAATGGTATGGTGATGGGAAAGAAAGAGTTGTTTTCAGATTCGTTTACTCACTATGATGGAAACGTTGAAAAACTTCGTGATTCTTTTGAGTTGAAGTTCGATCTTTTCAGAAAAAATGCTTTACTTTGGGGTAAATGGACAGGAAGACATTTTGATAAAGGTAAATTCAATATGTTTCTTGATAACCATACAAAACCAGTTGAAGCAAAAGCTGGGAAACATGAGTATATTACTCCAAAAATTTCAAAGGGTATTAAAGATTCATATTACCCATTGCTTGAAAAACAGCACCTGAAAGAAGATATGTGGGGTTCTTTCAATGTACTTACTTATATTGCTACTCACGAAACAAAAGCAAGAAAAGGATCCAATGTTTTTTCAAATAGATACAATAACATTAACAGACTGGCTGGTGACTTTTACAGCTGGGTCAAGGAATAAAATAATTGGTCCTGTTGACAGAACTGGAACAGTAACCAATCATCGAAAGAATACTATGTATATCAGAGCGATGAAAATCTTCTGTAACAGGGCCAATAAAATATAAAGGATTTAGGTTATAATGAAATTAAAATATAGTAAAACAAATAAGCCTTTTATAGAATTTGATAATAAAGCAATGCTGATGTTTAGCACCTTAACAAAGGATATAGATAAAGGATATAAATGGCTAGTTTTTTCTCACACTGAAACAAATGCTATTTGTTTAAGTGCGGCAAAAGTGAAAAACAAAAGGTATGCTAAAGTTGCTGAAAGAATAGGTTTTTCAACAACAATGAAATTTACAAAAATACCTAATAAAGCTAAAAAAGTATTAACTCCAATAACTTTAAACTATTTAAAGAGAACATTTGGAAAATTAACTGTAGGTGATTATTTTCCAGAAAAGAATTTAAAAGAACTGGATAAAATACTTAGCTTTGTTGATGATACAGACGAAATAGACAATGACCCAACAGCAGATGAAAGTTTTGATGATGATTTGAAACCTGCTAAGAAAAAACTCAATAAAGCTAATGGTAAAGCCTTGAAAATGAAGGTAAAACCAAAAATAAATCTTAAAGGGATTAAATAATGGAACTTCCTAAAGAAATTAAGAAAGCATTAAATAAATTCAAAAGAGATATTATGGATAAGCATGGAGAACCATTAAATGCTTCTGAAGTCAAAGCAATTAAATTTCAAATTGATAGACTTGCTAAAGACTACAAAGGAATGTGAAAAGGAGAATAAAATGACAAAAGAAAGTTGTGAAAAAATTATATCAAAACATTACCATAAAGATTGGAAAAATACATATGTATATTTGGTATGGAATAAAATGGAAGATGGACAAAGATTTCTATTACCAAAAATGGATATTATTAAAAATGGTGATGATTATGAAATTGAAATTGTAAAGGAATTAATATAATGAAATCAAAGTTATTTGTATATTGCTCAGATTGTGGTGGTTTTGATAGAGAAGTAAAAACCAAAAAAGACTTATATAAATTTTGCCCTATGTGTGGTAAAGAATTAAAAGGTGTTAAAATACCTTTAAATGTATATAATCTTGCTAAAGACGAAATAAAAAACATTGGTATCAATATGTGGTTTGGTATCGAAGATATGTTTAAGGATAATTAAAAATGTTTATAGATATAATACAAAATAAGAAAAAATGTAATGACATACTTATGACAGTTTGTGATAAAATTGTTGAAAATGAAATGAATATGGTAAATAAACAAGATTATGATTTTATTTACGATATATTTGATATTTGTATTAATTATTTGGTAGAAAACGAGGAGTAATGAAAATGTTTATAGATGGTAAGAATTTTATAAAAAATATAGATGAAAAGGATAAGGATATTTTCTTTGGTCCTAATGAAGAATTTATAGACATACAACCTAATTGGTGTATGGCTCATATAATGCACAATATTGGTATATTCAAATCAATAACACAGGCAAGAAAAAATGGCTGGGATAAACCAATACCAGAAGGTTTTACTAAAATGACAGTTGGTAAGAAAGCTAAAAAACAAAATGTGTTTATATTGAATATAAAGGATTAATGACATGAAATATAAAACCTGTAGTAGTTGCCGTTATTTTTTTAAATGGAAAAATGATAGCATAGGTGGTGGTTTATGTGAAAAAATTGATGCTAGAACACATGCAGATAATCATTTAGACTGTAAATATTGGAAAGGTAAAAGATATGAAAGGAAAGGAAAACATAATGTCAAAATGGATTAAGGATTTTATAGAAAAACATATAGTTGCAGAGTTTCCATATGACAATGCTTGTTGGGATTGTCGTGAAACAGAATGTGACCCAAAAATTTGTAGGGAGAAAGGATTAATAAAATGACTGAAGCCGAAAATGAAATATTAAAAGAAATGGGTTTTATTAAAACAAGACTTGGTATATATCAACATAAACTATTATACGGAGATTTTGATTTGTCGTCTAATTCTCTTGAAGGCGTGATTTATGATGTATATCATATTGGAGTAGCGAATGGGAGATCATCTGTTCAATCAGAGATTCAAACAATTATAGGACTTAAATAAAATGGCAACAAGAAAAACACATATGGAAGATTGTGAACGAATGTTAAAGGAGCCTTTTGATGAAGTTCATAAGTGGTTGGATCACTATGCAAGTATGTTTTGGATTAGACCATATCTTGGTTATCATAGGTTTTTTCGCCATAATAAAAGAGGTCTTATTTATATAAAGAATAGGTGGGGTACTTTGGCTGTTGATGCTGGTAAAATTCATTTAATAAGAGATTGTGAAGATATGATACTTAATAAAGCAATGAATTATGTTAAGTATAATGAAATTGATAAACTTTGTAATAAAGCATTAATAATATGTAATGATGCTAATTTAACAGCGCCTATGGTTCCTGATTTAGTAGATATTGAAATGTATGAGTGTAATATTGGATTGGTTGCAATAGCAAACAGATAAAGGAGAAACAATGACTGATAGATATGAATATACAGAAGGAAAATGTTATGCTTGTAAAGAAGTTAAGCAAGTAAGATGGAAAAATTTATATACTATTGGTAGTGAAGGTACAGATTTGTGTATTGAATGTGAAATGAAAGTTGTTAATTTTGTTCGTAATTTAGCAACAGAAACAACTAAAGCAAAAGTAAGAATGATAAAAGAAAGAAAAAGAAGTTTACAATACTAAAATAATTTGTTATAATAAAGTATTATGGAAAATAAAAAAATACATGGCGAACGCCGTAGTTTTGACTATGGTATTGTTGTGCCTGAAAGACGTGGAATGAAATATTTAAAACCAGAAGAACTTAAAATGGGATATTTATACGAAATAGATGCTCGTAATGCTGATTTTGGTATATGGATGGGAATTGATTATGGTGAATTTTTAATATCAAGATATAAATTTGGTGATAATTTTTTGTTTGAAGAAATACACGTTGACCTTAGCAAAGGATTTGGAACAGTTAAACCTTTGAAAGAAATAGAAAAATCACCTTTTGATATGACAAAATTTCAATTTAGTGATAATATTGATACTGAAGTACTTGAATATTTAAATAAATGGAAAAAATATTGGGATTGTCCTTTATGTGGTGAAAAGACATATAACCTTGATAGAAGATTGACATGTAACAATGATGATTGTATAGAAAAATATAAAAATGAAAACAATAAAAGATAGAAATTATAGTTTTAATCATGTTAAGAAAAGATTAGAAGAACGATATAATCTTGATATTAATATAAAAGATTATGACAATTTAAACTGGAGAGTTTCAAGTGATAAATATCCTATAAGCACTGAAATTCAAAGGGATGATATACAAAAAATTTATAATGTTTTATATAAAGAAAAATGGATAAAAGTTGTATATAGTGATAAAAGAAATTTAATAACAACAGTATTACCAAAAGGAAAAGGAAAATGTTTGAAGTAGAAGGAAAATATGGTAAAGCAAAAATAATGATTGACGGCATTGATAATGAAACAATGTCTCAAATTTACGAATTTTTGGCACATCCAGCATTTACAAATCCAATTTCAATAATGCCTGACTGTCATTATGGTAAAGGTGCAGTAATTGGTTTTACTATGCCAATAACAGATAAAGTAATACCTAATACTATTGGAGTTGATATAGGTTGTGGAGTATTAACTTTTAATGTTGGAAAAGATATATTTGATATAACAAGAAAAGAACTTGATGGACATATTAGACGTGAAATTCCTTTTGGTTATAAAGTACATGAAGGTAAATTACCATCTGGTGATTATGACCAAAACTTTTGGAAAGAAGTTAATGAAGAAGTAAGACAATTTACATTAAAGTTCAATAAGAAATTTAATACTAATTATTCACCAGTTATATTTTCAAAAACACACTTAGAATTTTGTTGTGATAAAATATGGAAATGTAATTATAATAGAGTAGTTAAATCTATTGGAACTTTAGGTGGTGGAAACCATTATATTGAAGTAGGTAAATCAGAAAATACAGGTGATTATTGGATTACTATACACTCTGGTTCACGTAACCTTGGAAAATCTATTGCTGAATATTGGCAAAAAGAAGCTAAAATAAATATAGACAATGGTATTAAATATCATTATAATATGGAAGTTGAAAATGTTATAAAAAATACTAATAAGTCTGATATTAGAAAAGAGTTAGATGCTCTTAAAGAAAAGTATGAAGATAAGAATGTAGCAAAAGGTCTTGAATATCTTGAAGGTAAAGGTATGTTTGGTTACCTTGTAGACATGATATTTGCACAAAAATATGCAAAGAAAAATCGTGAAGTCATGGCTCAAATAATTATTGATGGATTGAATGTTGATGTTAAAGAAACAATTGAATCAGTTCATAATTATATTGATTTCAATGATTTTATTATAAGAAAAGGCGCAATATCATCCTACAAGGACCAAAAAATATTAGTTCCATTTAATCAAGAAGATGGTATGTTAATTTGTGAAGGCAAATCAAATCCAGAATGGAACTACTCTGCACCTCATGGTGCTGGTAGAGTTGCTTCTCGTTCATGGGCAAAGAAAAATTTATCAAAACAAGATGCTAGAAAAAGAATGGATGAAAAGGGTATTTATTGTTCATTGTTACCTTTAGATGAAACAAGAGATGCTTATAAAAAAGCTTCTATAATAGAAGAAGCAATTGGACCAACAGCGAAAATACTTGATAGAATTATTCCTGTTTTAAATTTAAAAGATGGGAAGAAAAAAGATAAATAGATTTACTGGAAAGGATAGATAATGGAAAATAGTGAAGAAATTCAAAACAGCATTTATAAAATAAGAAAAAATATTCTTACATTATCAGAAGATATGTTTATATTACAAAATAATATGAAACAATCTGGTGCAGTATTTAATAATAGAGTTTTCACAGAACATAAAGAAAAGTCTATTAATAGACTTGGTAGAATTTTAAATTATGCACAAAAGATAGTTAATGTGTATAATGTGAAAGGATAAATTATGAAAGAAAGAAAAGAAATATTTTATGAAATAGGGGCAAAAAATATAGACCAAGGAGAGTGGTTAGAACTTGGTGAACCTGTAACATGGTATAAAGTATATCAACAAGATTATATTACTATATGGGATGATAGGGCTTTTGGTTCAATTAGACTTAGAGTAGGAGAAAAAATATCAGAGCATTATGATTTTGTAGCTGTTGATAATATAGCTGTTTTTGGTTCAGCTTACGAAGGTACTCTTAAAACTTTTGTTCCTTATATTGTAAAAGAATAAATAAGCAGCCGTATTTTAACTGGTAGAATATTCCGCTCCCAGCGGAAAGGTCCAAGTTCAAGTCTTGGCGGTCGCTCCAACAAGGAGAATTTATGAGATTTAAAAGACACATTATGGCACCTGGAATTATGAGTGAAGCAAGTTATCCGGGTAATATTGGGTTTGAGGAGTTGGTTGAGTATTACAGAAAAGCAAATAAAAAAGAAGTAAAAGTAATTGAAGACTTAATAAGAAAAGAAGATTGGTCTGGTTTTAAAGTACAGATACAAAAAGTTATTGGTGTTAAATTACAATAATTCGGCGATAAGCTTTGGTAAGCATTTACGGCTCATAACTGTAGAGTTGAAGGATCGAAACCTTCTATCGCTACCAATTTGGGAACGAAAATAGGCTTCGACATGGATAAAGAGGCGGCGATTGCAACTTGAAGAATAGTAATAGACTTCATTAAAAATATTACTAAAATATAATCGCAGACGATTATTATACAGAACTTGCCCTTGCGGCTTAAGTTCCGGCCTTATTTAATTTGCTCTTGATTTTATAGGGACGACGATTAAAGAGATTGATTTTAAATTTTGTTAACTGGGATTTAAAATTGAAACACACAGTTAAAACTCTTGTATATCATTTATCATTTTATGTTTACAAGCAGTATTAAAAATGATATAGTTGTAATTCAATCAAAGGTGAATATTTGTGGACGCGGGTTCGACTCCCGCCGTTTCCACCATTTAAAATGTTTAAAGGAGTTTGTTATGGATAAAGATAAGATAAAAGAAATGTTAGAACCTAAATTTTCTTTCTTAGAAAAATTTAGAGAATCAGCACCAGGCACATATAAGCATTGTCAAAATGTTGCTAGTTTGTGTGAAAGTGTTGCTCTTGAATTGGACTTGGACACAACAGAAATGAATTTGGCTGGGGTTTATCACGATATTGGTAAAATGGTAAATCCAGAATATTTTTCTGAAAATCAAAATGGTAAAAATATTCATGATAATTTGGAACCTGATATAAGTTATCAATTTATAACACGACATGTTGGTGATACTCTCCTATTCCTACTACAAATTCCAAATTTTCCATTAAAAATTATGAAAGTAATATCACAGCATCACGGAAATACTGTGTTAAGGTACTTTTTTAATAAGGCATCTTCTGATGTTGATGACCATTATAGATATAAATGTCAATCACCAAAAACAGTAGAAGCGGCTGTTCTGATGATTTGTGACAGTGTAGAAGCCACTGCAAAAGCAATGTTTTCTAATGGAAGTTTGAATACAACTGAAGAAAGAAAGAAAGTTGTTAATTCAACATTAGATAGATTAGCAAAAGATGAGCAACTTGACAATTTAACATATGGTCAGGGAAGAGTTATAAAAAATGTTTTATATAAAGAATTAGAAAACACATATCACAAAAGAGAAGTATATCCAGACGATGAACCATCTGAATAAAGTTATTCAGGGTAATTGTTTTGAGCTCATTTTCCTTTTACCTTGTAATTCAATAGATTTGATTGTTACATCACCACCCTATGCTGATTTAAAATCATACGGCAAAAAAGTAAACATATTACATCCAGATTATTATAATGAATGGCTAATGCCTTTAATGGTTATGGCAGGAAGTGTATTAAAACCAAGTGGTAGTTTTATAATTAACATTGGTGATAGAGCAATAAATAAACAACGACATGTTTATGCTCTTGAATTTCCTGGTAAAGTTATTAAAGAAACTGATTTAAAATTATATGATAGATATTTCTGGCATAAACCTGGAATACCAAATGGTTCTAAAAAAAGATTAAATAATTTTACTGAGTTCATATATCATTTTGTAATAGATGAAAATAAAGTTAAATGGAATATGGATAACGTTAGAGAAGAATACACACAGAGTAGTTTAACAAGAATTAAAAGTAAAATACCTCAATATAAAACAATGGATGATGGAACAAAAGTACTTGTTGATAAGAAAATGCAATCATTAAATCCAAAAGGTAAAACACCTGATGGATTATTTAAATTTTTAAGTAACTCAAGTATGAAAGGTAATAAACATCCTGCTCCATTTTCAGTTGAATTACCTAGTTGGTTTATAAAGGCTTTAACTAATGAAGGTGATACTGTACTTGACCCATTTATGGGAAGCGGTACAACAGCAGAAGCAGCAATAAGATTAAAAAGAAATTGGATAGGGTTTGAATTAAACCCAGTTTATGTTGATATGACAAACAAAAGAGTTAATGAATTAACTAAAACAAATGTATTTTTTTAGTTTACATTAATGGGTTAATGTGTTAATATTAAAATATTAGGCTATGGAAAAACTTCCTTCTAAAAATATACTTGAAATATACCTTAGTTTTTCTAATTTCCTAAAACAATTACGAAAATATTGGGCTATGATAGAACTTCCTTCTATTGCAACGATCAGTCCAAATGACCATCTCTATGAGCTGGTCATTGGACAGAACTTATTAGTTTTATTAATTTCCCAAACATAATACATAGGCTATATTGAAACTTCCTTCTAATAACATTTGATCAAGGGGTCTAACCAACCCCCCTTATAATTTAGTTTTAATAATTTCCTATACTTCAAAAGGAGAAAATAATATGGATTTAACATCACAAAATGTTGAAGAAGTTTTTTTTAATTGTTTATTTAAAGAAGGTGAAAACACAGATAATCCAGTAATAGCTGATGGGATTATGTCAAAAATTGGATTCCATGAAGAAAGATTAAGTAATAATTCTGATAACATTACAAGTATGCTCAATAAACTACCCAAAGAATTTCAAGAAAGTTCAGGTGGTGGAATGTCATTTTTAAACGCATGTGATGATTGTGATGGAAATCAATGGACTAGTTTACATAAAATAATGGAACAACTTTTTGTACTTGGATTGGCATTAGGTAAAGTTAAATGTTTAATGCCTCGTGATATGTGGAAAGTTTTACCTGGTGGAATGCCATATTATGTTGTTATATAAGGAGAAAATATGAAAACAGAAATTTGTTTAAAAAAATTAAATAGTTTAGTTATTGAAAATAAAAAATATGCAGACCCTAATCGTCATTTAGCGTGTTCATTAAATGCTGAATTTATGCGTCTTGGTTTTGTTATGTCTGATAAATTAATGAACTCTATTGGTAGTTTATCAGAAGATGAAATTAAATTTCTTGCAACTGATGCAATAAATGTTCTTAAAGAAATGAAAGGCGCTGATGTTAATTATACACCAATGTATCCAAATTTTCCAAAACAAGTAATGGAAATGGAAGAAGTTGAATTGTATATGAATGCAATTTTACATTACTGGACTTGTGGAGAATGGAAACCAGAATATTATAAATTACCACGAGATTTTGAACTTGAAAGTCATAAACTTAAAAGAATTGACCGTGTAACTGAAGATGAATACAAAGATGTATTCACTAAACTTGTTAGTTCTAATGATTCATTATCAGTTTATGATAAAGAAATTGTTGAATGGTTTTTAAATTATTACTACTTAAAAGACCTTACATTTCCTGATACAATACCTTATAAAGAAACAATGTGTATTGTGGCTGTGAATGTTTTAAAATTAGGAAAAGATATTACTTCATTGGTTAAAACATCAACTGATTTGTTACGTATTATTACTTATATGAGTAATGGTGATATTTCTTTGTCTTCAAATACAAAGTTTAAATCACTTCCACGTGCACAACGTAAATATTTTGTTAA